CGTTCAGCACGATCAACGTCATCGCTCCTTCAGTAGCAGTAAACCATCCGAAGATCACGGTTACTGCGAACAAGGAGGGTGACGAGGATCGCGCCGTGTTCGTGGAAGCGGTCATCAACTATTTGTGGCGGCACCACGACTACCGGAAGCCTTTCCGCAGGGCGGTAAAGGACTTCCTGATCGTTGGTCACGGCTGGCTCAAGGTCGGTTGGCGGTTCGTGGAGGAAGAGCGCCCGCTAACCCCCGGTCAGCAGGACTTGGAGATCGCTACTGCCGCGTTGGAGGTTCAGGATTTCGCTTACGCGAACCCGGCGATGGCTGGGGATCTCCCTTCCGACGAGGACATCGTGGCCGGGGTACCGACCACCGCTATGGAGGTAGTGGAAGATCAGGCTTTCGTGGAGCGCATCAGCCCGTTCGACATGCTGGTGGACCCGGAAGCGACCTGCTTGGAGGACGCCAAGTGGGTTGTTCAGCGCATTGTGCGGCCTTTAGCGGAGGTCAAGAAAGACAAACGCTTCAAGGGGAGTGTCCGCAGGCAACTCACCGCCGATGCTGGTGTGCGTTACCGGTGGGATAACGACACGGAACGTGAGCAGTACGCAGACCTAGCGGAACGGGTCAGCATCTACGAATACTACGACATCGACCGGGGCACCCTGTCGGTATGCGCTAGTTCAGGCGACGACTATTTGCTGGACCCCACGCCGATGCCGTATGCGTTTGGGCATCCGTTCGTGATGCTCCGCAACTACGACGTTCCTGACACGTTCTACCCGATAGGCGACTTGTCGCAGATCGAATCGTTGCAGGAGGAACTAAACAAGACACGAACGCAGATGGTGAACCACCGGAAGCGTTACGCCCGCAAGTACCTGTACCACGAGCGGTCGTTCGGCCCGGAAGGCCGGGAGGCTTTGGAATCCGACGAGGATGGCCGGTTCGTTCCTGTCATTGACGAGAACCGGGATCTAGCCAGTGTGGTAGCACCATTGCCGCAGACTCCCCTGTCGCCGGAAATCTACCAACAGTCTCAAATCATTGAGGCTGACATCAACACGGTGTCAGGTGTGTCTGAGTATGCGCGCGGGCAGATGCCGGAGATTCGGCGCACCGCAACAGAAGCAAGCATTATCGCTGACGCGGGCAACGCCCGCGCAGCAGACAAACTCGCCACCGTGGAACTTGTTGTGTCCACTGTGGCTCGCATGGTCATGCAACTCATGCAGCAATACATGACCGAAGCGCAAATGATTCGTGTCACCGGCAAGGACGAACAAGAGTATTTCATCGCCTACACCCGCGACGACATCATCGGAGAATACGACTTCAACATTCAGGGCGGTTCGATGCAGCCGCTCAACGAGACAGCGCGACGGCAACAGGCTATTTCTTTGATGAACGCTTTGGCCCCGCTTGTAGGCGTTGTTGTTGATCCTGCTGAACTGGTCAAACATGTTCTTCAGTACGGGTTTGGTGTCACGGATGCTGAGAAGTTTTTGATTCAGCAGCAGACACCGCAGGATATGGAGGCTGCGCAGGCGGAAGCCGGAGCGGCCCCCGACCCGTTTGGTATGCCCCCACCCCCTATGGGCGGAGGGATGGGTCCGGGTCCAGTACCCGATCAGGTCTTTGAGGCAACCGGAGGTGTGCCTCCTGAACTGCTAGCGCAACTACAAAACCAAATGGGGTTAGAGTTGCCTAGCATGTAACGGGACAGTTACATGTCCTTTATAGGAACACCCGAGAGGATTCCGAATGGAAACAGAAGCGACATCAACAGGTGACACGTACCTCGTCAAGATCGACGGCGAAGAACATCGTGTCTCATTGGAGGAACTTCAGAACGGATACCAGCGACAGGCGGATTACACGCGTAAGACGCAAGAGTTGGCATCAGAACGCGAGAGATTGGCTCAAGGAGAGGCAATCGTCCAAGCATTAGAGTCCGACCCCCAAGGCGCAGTATCGGCTTTAGCCGATGCTTTCGGGGTTGGCGTGGGCAACCAAAACACCGTTCAGGCTGAACTGGAAGAGGATTTGGACCCAGAAGAGGTTCGCTTGCGGCGTATGGAATCTTCCATTGAGGAACATAATCGCGCAGTACGGCAGCAAAATATGCAAAGCGAAGTAGATGGACTTCGGGAGAAATTCAGCGCTGACATTGACGAACGGGAACTTTACAGCCACGCTCTCAAACACAACATCGGTAACCTTGAGGCCGCATACGCGCATATGACCTACGGTGATATGCAAGAGAAGGCCACGAACGCTGGGATTGTGGACGAGAAGCGGGCTGCGAACGTGGTTGAATCCACGGTCGGAAGCCCCGAATCAACGGTGTCTAGCAATGTTTCTACCGCTGTGAACTCTCTCCGTGATGCTTTTTCGCTGGCGCAGGAAGAATTATCCAACGCCTAACTAACGAAAGGAGTGATTCAGCATGGCTGGCAATGATGATTTTGACCAGATTCTAAGTACCACGCTGAAGAACTACGTTCCGAAGTTGGCGGATAACGTCTTTACTGCTCGCCCGCTGTTTTATGCGCTGACCAATGGACAGACCATTCGGCGCATCAGTGGGGGTGCAAAGATCGTTGTCCCCATCATCTACGGAACGAACAGCACGGCAGCCTCATACTCAGGCGACGAAGCCCTTTCCACGACTGCTCAGACCGGCATTACGGCGGCTGAGTACGACTGGAAACAGTACGCCGCTACCGTGACAATCACGGGTATTGAGGAAGCCAAAAACAACGGTGAAGCCGAAATCATTGACCTGCTGGAAGGCAAGGTCATGCAGACGGAAGAAACCATTATTCAGAACATGAACGAAATGTTCTATGGTGATGGGACTGGCAACAGCAACAAGGACTGGATTGGTCTGGACCTGATTGTTGGCAAGCCCAACACCGCCCTTGGTGGTATTGATCCGACTGATTCAGGCAACTCATGGTGGAAGTCCGACGAACATGATATGGACGGCGCCTTGACTGTGAAGCAAATGGGCACCACCTACAACAACGTGTCAGTTGGCAACGACCAGCCGACCATAGTCATCGGTACACAGGCTTTGTACGAATCGTATGAGGCTTTGCTAGAGCCGAACCTGAGGTACACGGACACCAAAGTCGCAGACGCCGGTTTCCAGAACCTCCTGTTCAAAGGCGCTCCAGTGACCTTTGACGGTGACGTAACCGCTGGGGAGATTTTCTTCCTTAACACGAAGTACCTCAGACTGGTTGCTCATACAGAAACGTGGTTCCAGACGACTCCGTTCGTTCGGCCCACCAATCAGGATGCACGCTACGCGCAGATTCTCTGCTACGGCGAGTTGACATGCAGTAACCGTGCCCGTCAGGGTTACATCCATAGCGCAACCTGATAAACAACTAGGAGCAGAAAATGCCGCGTGGAATCGCCCTGTCATACAGCAGGAATGCTGAACCAGCGGGGTCGCGTGGCGTTAGCCCATCCCATTACGCACCGGGCGAGCGCGCAGGCGCTCGTCAGGTGCCGGGGGTGAGCGGCCCCCCCAAGCAGGGTGAACCTCCCATTTCACCCGGCGTTTTCTGTTCCGCCACGACCCGGCATGGGGCCGCTTGTAAAGCGCGCCCTGTGTCCGGGTCGGACCTTTGCGTCGGCCATACACGACAGAAAGCGGCTGCCTCGTGACAGCAATGACCATTGCAGAAATGCGGACACAGGTCCGTGCGGTGGTTGATATTGATGCCACCGACATTTCTGACACGGTAATGAACAACATGTTGGGTCAAGGCTTTGACTTGATCGTGTATAGCGAGAAGCGTTGGCCGTTCTTTGAAGTGCGCACAACCTTCCCGACCGCTGCTGATACCAAGGATTACACGCTTACGACGATTGCTGCCGCACCCGATGCGGTAAGCCAAGGGCTGCGGGAAGTTATGGCTCTCCGCAACGACGATCACGTTCTTGAATACATCGGCTCCGATGACGCCGATTGGAACTATCCGTTGAACGTCGCTACTGTCGGGTCACCGTGGGAATGGAGTTTCTGGAACGACACGGTTCGTTTCTACCCCACCCCAGATGCGGTTCAAACCATTTACGTTCGCGGGTTGCGAAACGCGACCTCTTTCGGGGTTGGTACCGCTGACGGTACCGAACCGGATCTGCCCGATCCGTTCCACCCGGTGCTGGTTACGTATGCGATAGGTAAAGCCTATTTGCAGCAGGAAGATCCAGTCATGGCAAACCAGTACCATGCACAGTTCTTAGCGGACTTGGACAATGTGGCCCGCCGGTACGCTGATGTTCCGGCCCCGCAACCGATGGTCGCCAATAGTCGCAGGCCGACGCGGTATTTGGCGGGATTTGGCGCATTGCGCTACGCCAATACCGGTGGCGTTGTCTGGTAGCGGGCAATGGCCCGCCAATTCAAACTAGAGGTACTGGAAGCCTTCACGGGCGGATTGAACCTCAGGTCCGACCAGTTCAACCTCGCGGAGAACGAATCTCCCGATTTGTTGAACGTCGTCGTTGACCCGCGCGGCGGTATCCGCCAGCGCGACGGCGTAGACCGATTGAACACCACCGCTCTGAGCGCAGACATCGAAGGCATTTGGGGGTTCTTCACTGACGGTGGTACCGCTCAGATAATGGTCAACTACGGAACCGCTGTGGCTTACGCCACTTCCGGCAACTTCACTGACATTACCGGTATTACTGCTCGTACCGCCGGTACTCGCGTATACGGCATGACGATGAACAACATCGCTTACGGGGTTTCAAGAGACAAGCCGTCGTTCAGGTGGAATGGCAGCGCGGCGGCTGATCTTGGTACGACGCTGGATGGTTCTGCGGGCAACTTCCCACAAGCACAATACATAGCATTTTGGAACAACTTCGCTTGGGCTGCTGACACTTACGAATCCGCCACTGACTACAAATACCGGGTCCGTTGGAGCAACATAAACGATCCTGAGAAATGGTCGGCAGCAGATTACGTAGACATCGACAAGGGAGAGCATGGGGACTACATCACTGGGCTTGTACCGGCAGGCGACAAACTGCTGGTTTTCAAATCCAACAGTGTTCACGCTATTTTCGGATGGGATTCTGATTCGTTTCAGGTCGTCAACGTAACCAACGATGTCGGCTCCATCCCCCTGTCATCCCCCGTTTCCACCACCTTCGGAACCTTCTTCTGGTACGCAAACAACGGCGTTTACGTATACGACGGGCAACAGTTCATCTGGCTGTTCGCCAAACTGCAACCCGCTATTGACGACGGGCGCATACGCAACCTAGATACCAACCCCCCACAGTTGGCGTGGGGAAACAACAAACTGTATGTGTCTGTTGATTGGGTAGAAGGCGGTGTTACGGCTCGCCGTACTCTGATTTACGATCCGACGTTGGGAGAAGGCGGAGCGTGGGTCACAACCGATATTGATGCTGCCCCTCTGTATGCGTTCAACCCTCCGAATGCGACATCAACCGTTTACGGCGGTTGTGTCGCCAATACTGGTGTTCTGATTGATGTGGAGGATGCCCAGAATCGCACTAGCGACCGTTACGTTGGGGGTACTGAAGCGCATATTGAATCTTATTTCGTAACCCGGTGGGTTACGGGCCGCGATCCCATCGTGAAGAAACGCTGGGGTCGCCCCAGAGTGGTGTTATCGGCGGAATCTACTATCACGCTGCCTATTTTGATTTACAAGGATTTCGACAAGTCGGAACAGTCGAACTCTTTTAATCTGTCCATTACAGGGAAGGTGTCTCAGTCTCGTTGGGATACCGCCAAATGGGATGATGCCGACGAGGAGTCGGCTTATCTTGCGACATGGGATGCAATCGCTTCTAGTTTGACCGCAAACGTACAAAACTTGCCCACACTTGGGACAGGAAGAAGTATTAGTATGAAGGTCAGCGGTCCTTCCACAGACAACCATTGGGAAGTGAACGCGCTGGCGTTTACTTACACGCCAAGGAGACTCAGGTAAATGGCAACACTCGCTGTTACAAACTCGTTCTCTGCTGGGACGACCATCGTCGCAGCGGACATGAACACCAACTTTGATGATGTTGAAGCGTTCGTCAACACCACGCCGGGTGTTGTTCAGAACGACATCGTTGACGTAAAAGGCGACCTGATTGTCGCTACTGCCGCTGACACCGTGGGGCGTCTTGCGGCTGGTACGGACACTCACGTTCTTACCGCTGATTCTTCGACGGCTTCTGGTTTGTCGTGGGTTGCGCCTACGACGGGTGATATCACTGGGGTTACGACTGCGGCTGATTCGGGGCTGGCCGGGGGTGCGACCAGTGGAACGGCTGCTCTAACTTTCAGTCCCGGTGGTTTAACTGCGGCGCAGTCGTTCGGTTCGGACGGAGCCGGAGTTGACATTACGTTCCATTCTGGTACTGCTGGCGACAACATGCTGTGGGATGCGTCAGAAGAGAAACTGGTCATCACCGGTACTGATGGACAAAATGCCTTGGAGGTTGCTGACGGTGATGTTTCGATCACCGACGATCTGGCGGTGACGGGTACTGTGACTGCCGGGGCGGTGGTTGCCCCGTTGGCGATCAACGCTCAGACCGGCACGACCTACACCTTCGTCATCGGTGACGCCGGGAAGTTGGTGACTTCATCGAACGGTTCGGCGCAGACGGTTACGGTGCCGCCGAACTCGTCGGTGGCATTTGCGGTGGGCACGCAGATCATCGTCCAGAACATCGGAAGCGCCAATGCGCCGAAGGGTCCGGGGTGACTCTGAACTCATTAGACGACAACAAAGAAATTGACGGCCAGTACGCCGCTGCCACTTTGATCAAGACAGCAACGGATGCGTGGTCCTTGATCGGTGCTTTGGCCTGATGGCTATTCGACCCGCCGACCACGGCGTGATCCAGAGTTCTGGTGCGGGGGGTGTGATGACCTACTCGACCACCGGCTCACCATCTCTGAACACCCACGGGATCTACACATCGCTCAAGTGGACAGGCTCAGGATCGTTCACCCTTCTCACCAACCCAAACACCCTGACGTTCGATGTGTGGCTCGTTGCGGGTGGCGCTGGTGCTGGCGGGAACCAAAGTACCTCAGGATGGGGCTCAGGCGGTGGTGGCGCTGGCGGAGCGGAAGCGCACACTGGGGAAACACT